AATGCTATTAGTTCATTTATTCAAGCACAGACATTTACTGTTACTAAATTACAAGCATCTCAACAAGGTGTTTCAACTGCACCAAGCCTTACTACACCAGCTGTAGCTGGTGTTCCATCTACTATACCATCACTTGTAATACCAAATATTACTATTAAGATTGACGAAGATGGTTTAGCAACAGATAACGCCGGTAGTAAAACTGAATCCTTACAAAGTCAAGTTAGACTTAAAAATGTAGAACCAGAGAGTCTTTCATAATGCCAATACTAGATAGAAGAAAAGATAGATTTATTGACGACCAAGACAAAAGAGTCTCAGTAGGAATAGACTTTCCATTTAGTAGGACTCTTGGTGATGGTTTTTTTACCACAACCAAAACAACTGTAGAGTCTATTAAAAATAACATTAAACTTCTTTTACAAACTGAACAAGGTGAAAGAGTTTTCCAACCAGCTTTGGGTATGAATTTGAAAAGTGTTTTGTTTAATCAAATAACAGAAGATTCAAGAATAGAAATTGAAAATAACATAGTTGACACATTTAATACTTGGTTACCCTTTGTAGAGTTGAGGCAAATAGATGTTGATACTGGTAGACAAGACCAAAATCAAATTAAAATAAATATAACATTTAATATAAAGAGGGCACCCAATTCTTTAAATAGTGTTCAAGTTACATTTGATGGTGTTGGTGGTGGAGACATTACAACAACTGAAACAACTGGTGGAACAACAACAACTGCTGGAGCTTACTAATGGCATATACAGATAAACAAAAGTTAATACCAACAAATGTAAACTACACAAGTAAAGATTTTAGTTCAATAAAATCTGATTTAATTGAATATACTAAATCTTATTTTCCTGATACATACAAAGACTTTAACGAAACATCACCTGGTATGATGTTGATAGAGTTATCAAGTTATGTTGGTGATGTTCTTTCTTATTATATTGATTACAACTATAAAGAAAATCTTTTATCAACAGCAACTGAAAAAAGAAATATAAGGAGATTGGCTGAGTTTCTTGGATATAAGGCACCCAATAAAACTCCATCAGTTGTGAAGTTAAAAGTAACAACAACAATAGACGCTGATGCAACAACAGGTGAGCCAAAATATGGAGAGGCACCAAATCCTATAGACTCTGGTTTACAAGTCGCTTCTAATATCGATTCAGATATTTTGTTTGAAACAACTGCTGAAATAGATTTCACAATAAGTGGCTCTGGTGAGTTAGGACAAGATCCTTATGTAAGCGCTCCAACACTTGATTCAAATGGTGAAGCTTCTTCTTATACTTTAACAAGATATGTTAGAGCTGTGTCTGGTAAAACTAAAACAAAATCTTTTACAATCACTAGTCCCACTAAATTTCTAGAGTTAGATTTAGGTGAGGATGATGTTATTGAAATTTTGAATTGCACAGACGCCTCAGGTCAAAGATATTACGAAGTTGATTATCTAGCACAAGAAAAAGTTTTAAAAGAAACTCATTATACTGATGATCCTACTAGAGAAAATGCTTATGACCAAGGTGATGCTACCACAGATACTTCACTTGTTCCAATACCTTATGTCGCTGAGTATATCAGAACAAACAAAAAATTTATTTCTAACTTTGATGAAGATAGTCAAACATACAAAGTTACATTTGGTAATGGTTTATTTAGGTTTAGTAATTCGGGTTCAAATGTTGATCCTGTTGAACAAGCTGGAGTCTCCATAAACGGTACCAGTATAGCACAGATGGGTGCTGTTAGTCCAACTATAGCAAATAACCTTAACTTAGGTGAAACGCCTGCAAATACCATTATGACTTTTACTTATAGAGTCGGTGGTGGAGCTGACTCAAATGTTCAAGCTGGAGAACTTACTACTGTAAATAACGCGCCATCTGGCGTATCAATAAGTGTTACAAATGACGATCCTGGAGTAGGTGGAACTGATGGGCAAACTGTTGATGAGATAAGAAATAACGCTAGTGCCTTTTTTGCTACACAACTTCGTTGTGTTACTAAGGAAGATTATACTGCTAGGATACTAAGTCTCCCCCCTAAGTTTGGTAGTATTGCTAAAGCATATGTGCAAAGATTAACAGAGGGTTTGGTTGTTTCCACCCTTTCTTATAATCAAGCAAAACAACTTGTACAATCACCACAATTAATTTTACAGAATGTAGCAATTTATTTAAATCAGTTTAGGATGATAAACGATCAAGTGGATTTTGGATTTAGTTTAAATGATACTATATTTTCTGGTTATTTCATAAATTTTGGTGTTCGTTTTGAAATAAACCATGATAGGAAATTTAATCCTACTGAGGTTAAATTAAATGTGATTGATACCATAAAAGATTTTTTTAAGATAGAAAAAATGCAGTTTAGACAAGGCATTAATATGAACGATTTACAATATAACATATTAGGTTTGGATGGTGTAATAGGTATTAAAGAATTAAAATTATTTCAAGATGGTAACAATGAATACGCTTCAAATAGAAAATTTTATTATTACAAAGCTGATGGTGAAATTATAGGAGATAATAGTGACTATGGGTTTCAATATAATTTTGAAAACTCTTTACAAGATGGTATATATAGACCATCAAGTCAACCTGCTGTATTTGAATTGAGAAATCCAAACCAAGACATTTATGGGAAAGTAATATAATGCATAGATATTTTTTTATAACGAAAGACGCCTTCATTAGTAGTGGTTCAGATACAATTACAGGTGAAGACTTTAAAGATAAAAACACAGGACAAGATGAGATTTTAGAATTAAAAAAAGTTTTCTTTGATAGGGCTTTTCATTATCCAACTCGTGTCTTGATTCAATTTGATACTGATGAAATTAAAAATTATATAACTGCTTCAAATGTACCTAGTAATTTTAAGTTAAATCTAAGACTTTATGAAACAGAAGGAACTAGTGGATTATCGGAAGAATACAAAATTGCTGCTTATCCAATTAGTGAGTCTTGGGATGAGGGTGTTGGTAAAGAATCGGATGTTCCAAAAACAACTGATGGTTGTAGTTGGAAATTTAGAAAAAATAGAGATGGAGCTGCTGAAAAAACTTGGGCAACACCTGGAACTAGTTATATTGCTGGTGACGAAGTAACTCAATCATTTTCATCCGAATCACCAGACATTAATATGGACATTACTTCAATTGCCCAAAAATGGTTTGGTGGTACGAATAATAACTTTGGTCTAGTCCTTAGATTTTCTGGTAGTAGAGAAACAACGACTGGTAGTTTTGAAGACTTAAAATTTTTCTCAAGACAAACTAATACGATATACTCACCAAAAATAGAATTGAAATGGGATGACCATATACCAGCTACTGGTTCAAATACAGGTAGTTTAAGTGCTTTAGATGTAACTGGTAATGTTGAAAATTATCTTTATCCTATGCATCTTAGAGATTCGTATAAGGAAAACGAGACAATAAAATTTAGATTTGGTGCTCGTAAAAGATATATTCAAAAAACATTTTCTACATCGACACAAACAATAAGTAGTAGTTATATACCATTTTCTTCAGGTTCTTACTCTATCATTGATATGGCAACGAATGAGTCAGTCGTTCCCTTTAGTTCATATACAACTATGAGTTGTGATACTGTGTCAAATTATTTTACACAAGATTTGAATGCGTTTGAACCTAATCGAGCTTATAAAATTTTAATCAAGGTAAACCATAACGATGGTCAGGAGATTATATACGACAACGATTTTGAATTTATACTTAGGACATAACAATGCCTTATCATAGACCTTCAGGCACACAATCTGGTTTAAATATACAATCACCTCTTAGTTCACCTGGTCAAACTGGTTTATCTTTTAGTCCATCAACAACGAGTTTGTCTTTTCAAGCTCCTACTTCTCCTGCAGCTGGATTAACTTTTGCTGGATTTGCACCACCACGGTCACAAACACAAACAACTATAAGTCCTCCAACTGCACCTTTAGCACCTTTAGCACCAACACAAACATTTACTCAGACTCAAGCAGCTAGACAAACCACTACAACTACACAGACTCAACAGACTGCTCCGACACAGACTACAACTCCAACACAGACGATGACACAGACTCCGACACAAACTACTCCACCTGCACAACAGACTACAACTCCAACACAGACGATGACACAGACTCCGACACAAACTACTCCACCTGCACAACAGACTACGACTCCGACACAAACTACTCCACCTGCACAACAGACTACGACTCCGACACAAACTACTCCACCTGCACAACAGACTACGACTCCGACACAAACTACAACCGAAACGCCTAATATTTTAACTGCACAAATTATGTTGGCACAAACTTTTAATTATAATAGGTGGACTTATGTTACTGGTACTGCTAATGATGAAAGTTTATTTTCATTTTTACAAGAGGGTATGCCAATTACTATATCTGCGGGACAACCAACTGGCACGACAACACCTGTTGTACAGTATAGTGGTAATGATACCCAACTAGATTATCCTTTTAGTTTACCTTTTACTTTTGATGGATACCACGGTGCTGAACCAGAAAACAATAATTTTAGAAATCAAGTTGATTTATTAGAAGGTAACGGTCAAATAACAATAGATGATGGAACTTTTCCAAGTGGCACAGGAACTTTAGAAGACATACAACCTAGATCTAATATGGTTAATCCTTTTGCTAATGGTGGGGCAAAGGTTAACATAACAGTTGATTTTACTGGTTATGATACCACACCACCAGCAGATGAAACCCAAATACAAGATAGTGAGGGAGATGATATTCTTCAAGAAGATGTCTTTGGTTGTACTGATGAAAATGCGATAAACTATAATGAAGATGCAGACGAAGATGATGGAAGTTGTCAATATTTGGGATGTACTGATCCTAATGCTGAAAACTTTGATAATATGGCGACAGAAGACGATGGAAGTTGTATTTATGCCGATGAGCCTGTTTTTGGTTGTACTGATCCTTTAGCAAACAACTATAATGAAAATGCTACCGAGAATGATCCTAATAATCCTTGTACATATGATCCACCACAACAACAATTTACCGGCGGAACTGCTGGTTGTAAAGATGAAAATGCTACTAACTACGATCCTGATGCTCCTTTTACTAACAATGAACTTTGTGAATATGAGGGGTGTAATGATCCGACTGCAACAAATTATTTTTTCAATTTATATCCTGACTTATCCCAAGAAGATTTAGGAGAAAGATTTACACCAATTAATGCTTCGTGCCAATACGAAGAGGAAGTCAGCACAGAGGAACAACCATCAAATCCAATAGTTGCGAATTATACAACAGATGAGTTTAATACAGATGAAGATGGAAATTATATTGCTTGGGTATTTTTGACTAATCCAACTCAACAATATTTTGGTTCTTTTCACGAACACCAAGACGGCACATTCATGATTGACACCGAAGACGAGATGACAGACGATGATGTTATAATACAACTTGTCCTAAGTAATCCTGTCACTAATACTGGTCTTGAAGCCACAGAAACAAGCTTATTGTTTTTCAAAGAAAGTGGCGAACAATATTTAGGTATTTATCATGAACATGAGGATGGAACTTTACATATAGGTTCTGCTGTTGAGGGAGAGTATCATTTAGAAGATATAATAGACGAAGAAATAATAGAGTCAAGATTTGATTTTAGAACATTACAAGATGTACGAGAAGTTGTAAGTGACATATTCTATCAACTTTGGTTTGAGAGTAACACACTAACACCGAGTGAAGTAAGGTCAATGCAAACCACCATACGAGATGGTATAAAACAAACTGGTCGTAGTGAGGATGAGCCATTAGTATTTTTTAAGAAAGATAGAAATACTTTAGAAAACAGAGATGACTTAGTTGGAGAAGATTTCAATAATATATGTCAATACATATACGACAATGGATACGATCCTTTTAGTGATTTGGTCAAACAAAAATTTACCTTACCACCAACTCCTACAGAAAATTCTGATGGAGATTTAGATTATTTTATAAATTTTGTAAAAGAGAGTGGTGAGATATTTAGTGTAAAGATAGCGACAAAAGATTCGGATGGTAATTTTACAGATGTTTTAAATTTGAGTCAATTAACAACACCCATAATTGGTGCGAAAAAAATTAATCCAAACCTTGCTAGAGAGATTTTAGATACAAACATATTTGAGTTACTACCATCACAGTCAACTCGTCAAACACAGATAGATAATTTTTTTCAAGAGTTTAATGAATTATTAGGAGGCCTTCCTAATTTTCAAGACCTTGACGGTGATGGTTTGGCTAGAGAATTAACAACAGAAGATGATGGTTTAGATTTTAACAATCGTATAAGTAGTGGAGACTTCCCTAATGCCTTCATAACAAGATTAAATCAACAAGCAAATAACATTAATGTAGGTAAGACTCTTGAAACTATGAGAGACAGATTGAATGAATATCTTGTAGACATCACTCCTTTACCTGGTGGTTTAAGTAACACGGTACAGAATACAGGTGTTGAAAATATTGGAGGAACAGATTCAGGTGCTGATACACAGGCAGACGAATTAGATATTGGTATTGCTGATAATAGACCACTTTATGAAAACAAATCTAGTGGTTTTTTAAAGATTAGAAAACCAAATCAAGCAATTATATTAAGAGCACCAGGCGATGCTGAGTTGGAATTTCAAAAAAATAACTCTTATTTAGTTGATGGTTTTACCATAACAATGTGGGTACGATTTGTAAGCAAAACATCAGAGGGAACTTTATTTAATTTTCGTAATCCTTTAGAAGTAGATGGTGAGGGAATAAGATTAGAAACAAGAACTAATTTAGATAGTAATGGTAATTTTAAAAGATGGATTAGATTAGCGGTTAGAGATGAAAATGGGACTTTACGAGATAATCATTTTGGGGATGAAAATTTTAACAGAATAACTGATAATCAAATTAGTCCAATTAATCAGTATGCTGTTACCGATATACATCAACTTTATCCTCAAGTATCAACTGATAATTTAGATGAATGGTACTTTGTCTGTGCTACATATGATCCTCTTATTTTAGAGGATGATGAAGCCAGTCAAAATTTTCTTAACGATAAACAATTTTGGTTAAATCATAGAAATCCATCAACGGGTGATTTAGAAGCCAAAACTTCATTTGGGGCTAAATGTAAAGTTGAACTGATAAGTCGCTCGGATTTATTTAGAGCTCGTGGGTTTAGATTACCTGGTGAAAACTTAGGAAGTAGAATTGCTACTGA